TGAATAAATGTAATTAACATCATTAATTCTGTTATCAAACTCACAAAGTTTAATATTTTCTATTGTAGGATCGTCATTGGTTAAATCGTTTAATATAGGCGTGTCAAATACTATTGAATTAGTAAAATCCAACAATTTGGGGTCGTAGTCGTTATCAAACCCCGCAATTTCATAGTCATAAGTCTCTGAACTATCGAGTTGTATGTCCACACTTATACCTAAATTCCTTAAAATATCTTGACTATTCATATTCTTATAAATATCTTTCAAAACATTTGATATTTATAATAAAAGTATATTCTATGAATAATTTTATAAAAGGGGTAATTGAAGAGAAATTTACTTCAAAAAAACAACAACGTTTCTTTTATGCAAAGGCGAACGACGAGAGTCTAAGTAAAAAAGAAAGAGACAAGTGGAAGAAAATGGCCGACGCAATGTCGGACGACACTAACTTTAAAAAAATACCTGAAGTTGCAGAAGATGAAGAGGGTGATGTTGAGGAAATTGTTAATGCTAAAGGAAATATTCAAAGAGGTGGTAAAGCAAGTGATGCAAATACAAAAGGTATAACATCAAGAAAAACCTCTAATCAAACAGCAAAGGGATATGCTGGTCAAATGGGAACACATGGTGTTCATGGAACTCACACATCGTTAAGGTATTGGGCAGAGTCAGATATGAGTAAGTCTCTTGGTTATGACGACACATTAGGTGATGACGATAATTTTAAGGAAGCATACGAACATTTTACGAAGGAGTTAAAACTTACCCACGAAGATGCGATGATACGACTTGAAAAAATGGGATATGATCAAAAATTACCTGAAGATAAGGTTAGATTAGTTGAAAACCCGAAGAAGTTCATGAGGGACTATATGGAAACCGTCTTAACAAAGAAAAATAGTGATGATGAAATTTTAACTAATGAAAAAAAAGACATTAACCCAATCATTAAGAGACAGTTAAGTTCTTTGAAAACGACACTCAGTAAACATAAACTTACAATTGACGACATAAAAGAATATCTAAGTTAGAATGAGTAACAGTAAACTACAAAATAGAATTTTTAAATTACCCGATAACGTATTCAATTACATTCACGGTGTGATAACGTCGTTGAAGGACAAATCTGTTGTGGGTGTTCAAAGAGCGAAAGGTTTAATTAAAACCAAAAATGTTAGTTACAGTCAGTTAAAATCAATTATATATGATTTAAAGAAACCCGAACTAAAAGATAGTATCCAATTTAAACTTATGGGTGGTGATCTAATGTTACAATGGGGAGAAACACATTTAAATGGTGAAAGAACTTTAATTAAGAATAATAAGAATTCTCAAAAGAGAGCAAATGAAATTGGTCAACTCAACGATATTAGACAAAATAGTTTTTTAAAGAAACACACAAAAAAGACAAGTAGTCGTGTTCCTACTAATATGTTGAAATCTAATTCTGATAAAACTTCTGTCTCTCCAATATCATCACTTGGTATCTTTGAAGAGGTAGAAAGAATAAAAGGTTTATTATAATGGCAAGTCAAATACAATCAATATCTGATAAATTTAGGGAAGACGCATTGGCGAGGAATGAATATAAAAGTCTTAAATCCTATAACACAACACATCCCAACGCACTATCTGATGGTGACGAATTGGGGAAAGGTGATAATAATGGAAAAATAGGTAGTAGTATTGATATCCAAAGTAGATTAGATGTTTTAGGTAGAAACACATATACCGAAGCGAATGGATATGGTACATCTCATGAAAACGCACTGTCTGATGGTGACGAATTAGGTCGAGGTGAAAACAACGGTAAAATCGGTACAAAATCAGACAACATCCAAAGACAAGAAAACGTTAAAAGAAACTCTTATAATGCTGATAATGGTTATAGTGTTGGTCATCCCAACGCATTATCGGATGGTGATGAATTAGGTAAGGGTGAGAATAGTGGTAAAATCGGTGGATTAAGTGATATTAACACCCGAACAGATAATACAGGTAGAAACACATATACTGAGGCGAATGGATACGGTACTTCTCATGAAAACGCATTATCTGATGGTGATGAACTGGGTAAAGGTGAAAACAACGGTAATGTTGGTAGTTTAACAGATATTAATACTCGAACAGACTTAACCAATAGAAACACATATAATGATTCAAACGGATATAGTTTGGTACATCAAAACGCATTGTCGGATGGTGATGAATTAGGTAAAGGTGAGAATATAGGAAATGTGGGTGGTTTAACGGATATCAACACCCGAACAGATAACACAGGAAGAAACGTTTATAACGAAAGTAATGGATATAATTCCACACATCAAAACGCATTGTCTGACGGTGATGAGTTAGGTAAAGGTGAAAATAACGGTAAAATAGGTAGTTTAACGGATATCAACGCTCGAGTTGACGGTGTTAACAGAAATTTCTTTTCTGAAACTAAAACATACCCCGATTTTTAATGAAATTATTTAAAGACATATACAAATTCTTACTTGGGGAACAAGTTGCAACAAACAAAGATGGTGTACCTAAGTACTTAAACAACTCATCATCAAGCCCGGGTTCTATTGCCAATGCGGTTAAAAAAAGAAATCCTGTATCGTTTTTTTATAATGGACCAAGAAATACGGTTCAAGCGGGTAAAAGAGTAAAGGCGGAATTAGTTGCACTTGGTTTATCTAAAAAAGGGAATATGGTTGTAAGAGCATGGGTTGACCAACCATCAAAATCAAAAACAGGATTCCAAAAAGGTAATTGGAGAACCTTTATGGTTGGACGAATGAATCAAGTAGAAATATACGATGAAGAAACCTTTGACCAAAAAAGAGAAGGTTATAAAGAAGGTGATGATAAATCAATGTCTGTGACTTACGTTACTTCAGATTGGTCATCCACACCTGAACCACAAACTCAAGAACCCGTACAAAGAGAACCACAACCTCAGGAACCTGAAGTGGAACCAATACAAAGAGAACCACAAACTCAAGAACCTGATGTGGAACCAATACAAGGGGAACCTGAAGTGGAACCAACACAACAAAGAACATCTACGGATCTACCAGAACCAGAACCTAATAACACACCAAGTATTGAACCTCCAATTGTTGACGATAATGATGACGATGAGGATCAAGAAGATAATAATTACGATAATTTGAATGAAAGTATTAATAGAATTAAGGAATTACTTTATAATTCAAAATAATATACTTATATTCTATATAAAATAGAACACATGGCAGAACCAGCAAGAATTAACGAGAATGACTTAATGAGAAAATTGGTCAGTGCAAAAAAAGTAATGAATAAAGTTGATGGTAATAGTTTCACTACAGGTAATATTGATCCAAAGAGTTACTTATCATCACCTGAAGACCTCATGAAAGACACTACACCACAACAAACGAACTCATCTCAAACGAGCGCACCTCGTACAAATTCAACACCCGTTAACGCTGACAAAATCAGAAACTCTAAACTACCAAAGGCAATACAAGAAGCGATGATAAATAACCCAATACCACAAGCGGATGCGATTAGTTTAGATTCGACGTTAAACATGTCATTTCTCGATGGTGCAAAGAAACTAATGGAAAAAGAAGGTTTAACTAAATCAACCCAACTTGCACAACCACAACAACCAACAATTCAAAATCAAATTACCCCATCAACACAGAATGGTGATATTGCTTCAATCATAAGAGAAACAATCAAAGACACTTTAGAAGAAATTGTAGATAGAAAATTAGACCTACTTTTAAATGCATCTAAAACAGCGTCAATCAACGAGAATCTCGTACTAAAAGTCGGAGATTCCATCTTCAGAGGTAAAATCACAGGAGTAAATAAAACCAAGTAAAGGATTGATTTCCTAAGTTTTTTTCTTTATCTTTTGATATATAACTATTAATATATGTCAAAGATTAGGATATTAGCTATCCCCTCAGATAATCACGGGGTTGGTAAATTTAGAATGTTGGATCCATTTACGTACATTGGAGATAAGTTTTCATCAGACGTGCACGTGGATATTGTTTTCAACGTACCTAACGAGGACAATTACTTTTCAAACTACGACATTGTCGTATTGCACTCATTTATACATAAAACAAGTCACGAAGAAAACGTGAAAAGGATTAAGTGGTTAAAGTTAAACGGGATCAAAGTCATTGTAGATACTGATGATTTTTGGAAAACAGACCATAGGCACCCCAACCACGAAACTTTCAAGAAAAATGAATTAGCTCGTAAGAGATCTGAACTATTGAGACTTGCTGATTATATAACAACAACAACACCTGTTTATAGAGATACTATAAAAAAATTATTAGGTGTGGATAATGTTATGGTATTCCCCAACGCAGTTAACGAAGAAGAGAAACAATTCCAACCAAAACCACTTGAATCTGATATGGTTCGTTTTGGATGGTTAGGTGGTTCATCACACGAACATGATTTATCATTAATGGGTGATGGAATTTCGAGAGTTCATAGGGAATTTAAGGGTAAGGCACAATTTGTTCTATGTGGGTTTGATTTGAGAGGAACAATGAGAGAGTTAAATCGACACACTGGTGAGACTACTGAACGACCAATACGTCCTGACGAAACTGCATGGTCGAGATATGAGAGTTTATTTACAGGTAATGACACTTCGTTGTCACCCGAATATAACGCATACCTTAAAACCTACACTAAGGGATCTTTTGAAGGTGAATTAGACCAACCATATGTTAGAAGATGGACAATGGATATAAACAAGTACGCAAATAACTACAATTACTTTGATGTTTCACTTGCACCCCTTGTTAAATCAGACTTTAATGTTAATAAATCACAACTAAAGGTTATTGAGGCGGGATTTCATAAGAAAGCAATCATTGCATCCGAAGAAAATCCGTACCTTATAGACCTAATCTCGTCAATTGAGAAAGGTGGTGGAATTAACCCAAAAGGTAATTCTCTATTAGTGTCATCAAATAAAAATCACAAACAATGGCATCAACAGATGAAAAGGTTAATCAACAACCCTAACATGGTTACAGATTTAGGTGAAAAATTATACGAAACTGTGAAAGACAAATATTCCCTCTCCACCGTTTCTAAAAATAGAGTGGAATTTTTTAAATCAATTATTAATTAAAAACAGATAAATTATGCATTATTTAGCAACAGTAGGTTACGAAATGGAACAATTAGACCGTGAAGGTAACCCAAGAATTACAAAGGTTAAGTACGTCGTAGAAGCGGACTCAATAGAAGAAGCAACTATTGTATTAACAAAGTATCGTTCCGAAGATACAAGATCAAGTCAGAGTGTGTCAATTGCAAAGATGGCAATTGAATGTATTCTAACTTCAGAACTTACACCACAATACTATAAAGGATAAGTTATGATATCTAAAGAACAGATTGAAAAAAACAAATCGAAACTTATTGAGACTTCTGAAAAGTATGGTGTTTTAAGTACACCACTTTTAGAGTTTTTAGGTGAAGATTTATTCGTAGCACCCGCATCTACTTCGTTAGATATGTATGGTGCTTACCCAGGTGGTTTATTGGAACACATTTTTGTGGCATCCAAATACGCTGTTAAAGTCAACAGTATATTACCTGAGTCGTTACAACAAGACATTTCAAGTCTTCTTAAGTGTACCATTCTTTCACAAATTGGTAAGGTATTTTTATTCAAACCAAATGAGAGTGAGTGGCACAGAAATAAACTCGGTAAAATGTATGAGTTTTCTGATGATTTAGTATCGATGAAAGTCGGTGAAAGATCAGCATATTACTGTTCAAAATACGGAGTGTCTTTAAGTGAAGAGGAATATCAAACAATTGTAAACTCAGACAAAGGAGATGGTGATTTACAATCAAAATATCATTCCACACCATTAGCTCAAATTGTTAAACAAGGGTTTGAGTTGGCAATATTTGAACAAAAAAATGGATAAGAAGAGTTTAGAGGAATACCTCAAAAAATTAGAAGGGTTTGAAAAAACACTGAGTCATGATGAAGATAATGTAGACGACGCATACATTAATGAAATTGCGAAAGTACTATCTGACTTATCAATGGACTCATTATCACACGATGAAGAAATCGGTAAACAATTTAAAAATAGTGATTTTACAGTCCCAAATAATGACACTATTACGTTTAATCCCGAGGATGAATTCATGCACGCAACATTAAAGTGTAAGATTAAGTTAATACACCCCGATGCTGTTGTACCACAGTATAGTAAAACAGGTGATGCTGGTCTTGATTTACAAGCAACCACAGTAGATATTGATAAAGAAAAAAATCAAATTACATATGGTACAGGAGTGTCGTTAGAGATACCGATAGGTTTCGTAGGATTAGTTTATCCCCGTTCTTCAATACGTAAAACAAAATTATCCCTAACAAATTCTGTCGGGGTTATTGATAGTGGGTATAGAGGTGAAATAATGGCAACCTTTAACTATTCAAATTCTGAATCTGATGAAATATATTCAGTAGGTGATAGAATTTGTCAATTAATGATAGTACCCTACCCCAAGATTGATTTCATTTTAAGTGACGACCTATCAGAAACTGAAAGAGGTGATGGTGGTTTTGGGTCAACAGGAAAATAAAGAATAAGATTAATTAAAATTATTAATGACGAAAAGAAATACAACAGTTAAGAAATCACACAAAGATCGGATTAAAGAAATCTTTAAGAAACCCCGAGAAAAATTTCTTAATGACTCCCAAAAGGATTATTGGGATATTCTCGGTAATAACGAAATAACTCTTTGTTTTGGACCCGCAGGTGTAGGTAAATCGTATATCGCAATGAAAAGAGCGGTCGACTTACTATGGCAAGAAGATAACAAGTATGAAAAAATTCTTATCGTTAGACCAGCTGTTGAAGCTGAAGAAAAGTTAGGTTCGTTACCTGGTGGACTTGAAGAAAAACTTGATCCATATATTTTTCCATCGTATTACCTTTTAAATAAAATTATAGGTAAGGAACAACGAGAGAAATTGAAAGATGAGGGTTATATTGAGGTTGCAGCACTTGCATATATGAGAGGTTGGAACGTAGATAACACTATACTTGTTTTTGAGGAAGCACAAAACGCATCACCAGCACAAATTAAATTACTTCTGACTCGTATCGGGTATAATTCAAAATTCTTCCTTTCGGGGGATTTAGACCAATCTGATAAATTTAGAGATAAAACTAAGAGTGGTTTATACGACGCAAAAAAGAGATTAACAGATTTGAAAAATGTCGGTGTGTTCGAGTTCTCAAATAAAGATATCGTAAGGAATCCTATTATTGGTAAAATCCTGAAGAGGTACGAATAATAGACTTTACTTATAACATCAATATTATTATATTTAGTATATGGAAATTTACATTAGTATAGACGGAGTCTTACGTAACACAATTGCAAAGTTTGATTATCATTATAAAGATCATTATTTAGATTCTGATCCTGAGGATTTACCTGAGGATGAAAAGGGTTATAAATATGATATTATTGAACCTATAAGGAATAATCATTTAATGGAGAGTTATAAATTCCAATCTAAAGATGAATTTGAAAACTTTACGTTTATTGACTACGCGGTTGAAATATTTGGTCATGCAACTCCTTCATACGCTAAAACGTTCTTTGATTTAAATAATTTCATTTATACCAATAAAGAACATAACATAACAATCGTGGGATTGGATGAATTAGGTAAATCAAAAGCATCTACTTTGTTCTTTCTATCGAGAAACGGATTTATGGGAAATAACATAAAATTCACTATGTCATCTGAGATATCGAATTTATGGAAAAAGTGTGACGTATGGATAACAGATAACCATTCAGTGGTTGAACAATGTCCTAAGTCAAAAAAGGTTGTTAAGTTCAATACTGAGTACAATCAACACTTTACAAATTCCTTAGAAATACATAACTTAACAGAAATAGATAACAAATGGTTGAAATCTTCGGAGAATATTATTATATCGACTTGGACAAAGTTACTCAGACGAGTGAGTTAGAGGTTGAGACTGTCGAACCCAAAGAGGGGGAAGAGGATTCAATACCAAGATATGATCAAACAATAAATGTTTTTAAGTACGACATCGTAAAACAATGTATAGATACTTTATTAACTGAAGGTGGTGGAGGTGATGATATGATGGGTTTACTCGCATCGGATATATCAATACCATTTAAAATTGCATTTAACACCCTAATAAACTACGGAATTTTAGTAAAAAACGAAAATGAGTAATCAAATACAAGAAAATATTGAAAAATTAGAAAGTGCTTTCAATAGATTGGAAAATAACCAATACAAAATTTACTTTCTTACTTACGACACAAAGAATAATGCAAGAGCGGCGGTTAAGTACATTTACGATACTGTACTAACCTTGAGAGAGGAAGGTCTTGATGCACATATCTTAGTCGAAGACAAGGCTTACATTGGTGTTGAATCATGGATGGGAGATAAATATAAAGATCTACCGATCGTTACAATAAAGGAAGATCAAATTGAAATGGGTATTGACGATGTAATTGTTGTACCTGAATATTATTCCAATGTTTTAGAACAGTTGAAAGATGTAAAATGTACTAAAGTGATGTTAGTTCAACAGACTGAGTATATTTTTGAAACTTTACAGGTTGGTAGTAGATGGAGTGACTATGGTTTTGACAAAGTAATTACAACAACTAAATCATCTAAACAATATATACAGACAGTATTTCCAGAATCTATCATTTATATTAATCCACCAAAAATTAGTGACATATTTAAACCAACTGAATCGTTGACTAAACCATTCATTGCAATTAGTGCAAGGGATAGAGGACAACACCGAAGAGTTATTTCTGAATTTTATCTAAGATACCCACAATTAAGATGGGTTACATTTAAAGACATGGTTCAAATGTCTCACGAGGAATTTGCAAAACAACTACAAGAGTGTATTTGTTCTGTGTGGTTAGACGATGATTCAACCTTTGGGACTTTTCCACTTGAATCTATGAAATGTCAAGTACCTGTAATTGGTAAGATCCCAACCACCGAACCTGAATGGTTAAGTGAGAATGGTCTATGGACGTATGATTTAAACAAGATTGTTGAACTACTTGGAACCTATGTTTTGGCATGGTTAGAGGGTGTAACAATCAATGATGAGGTTAAGTCTAAAATGTCTGAAACATTAATCCCATATAGTGCGGATATAATCGATAGTAACGTAATTTCAATATTTAATTCATTGAAGAACTCAAGAATTAAAACAATCGAAAATGGGTTAACTAATTTAAAATCAAAAATAGAAGCATAATGAAGAATATTACAGTAATACTACCCGTACACAAATTAGACGATTTATATCACGAAATGTTATCTAAAGCAGTTGAGTCTGTTGAACAGTTTTTTGATGATGTTAAATTAGTGATTGTGGCACCTAAAGATGTGGTTGAAAACATCACGTCAAAAGGTTTGTCAGACAAATTAGATATAAACATAGTAACAAATAGTGGTGACACAGGATTCTGTTCTCAAGTAAACCTTGGGATTGAAAATTGTGACACCGAATGGTTTTCAATTTTAGAGATTGATGACGAATTAACTGGTAATTGGTTAAGACCGTTTTTACAATATAAAGAGGTACACTCAGATGTTGATGTGTTCCTACCAATTGTGAAGGATGTTGATACTGAAGGTAAGTTATTAAATTTAACAAATGAGTCCGTATGGGCTTATGGATTTACAGAAACACAAGGTGTGTTAGAGAATGAAGTTCTTTTGGATTATCAGAACTACCAAACGAGTGGTGGTTTTTATAAAACAGAAGTTATAAAAGAAAATGGACAGTTTAAGGATAATATTAAACTAACCTTCAGTTACGAGTTTCTTTTAAGATTAACACATAACGGAGTTAAGATTATGTCAATCCCACAGATAGGGTATAGACACGTCAACTTCAGAGAGGATTCACTATTTTGGTCATATAAAAATGATGAGAAAAGTAAGTTAGCATCCAACGAAGCAACATTTTGGTTGGATACAGCAAAAAAAGAATTCTTCTTTAAAAATAAACGAGATGTAGCTTACGTTGAAAATAACTAATGCCAAGAAAAAGAACCCAAAAAATGTATTTTGGGGAGGACCAAGAACAAGCGGTAGTACGATACTTAGAATCCGAAGACGATGATGAAAAAAATAAGATATTCAATGAATATTTAAGAGAACCTCTCAAAATAATGGTGGAAAGTATAATCCGCCGTTACAAACTTTATAGAAAAGATATGGAATTTGAAGAAATCCATACCGATACAATGTCATTTTTAATCACTAAGATTAATAAATTTGACACAACTAAAGACTATAAGGCATACTCCTATTTTGGAACCATCTGTAAGAACTACTTGATGGGTGCAATACAAAAGGACCATAAAGAACAAAACCGTTCGGTTTCTTATGAAGATATTTCTTCAAGATTAGAAGACCGTGCGGATTTATCTTATGTAATTGATGAGGACATTATTGATTATAAAAAAGTTGTTATTAAACTAACAACCGACCTTGAAGAGTTTGTTGAAAAAGAGGAACTTAACGACAACGAAAGAAAGTTAGGTTACGCCCTTATTGAGGTCTTCTCAAATTTCGAACAAGTGTTTCAGGTTGGAGAAGGTAATAAGTTTAATAAGAACTTAATTCTTTTAGCACTAAGAGAAATGACATCATTAAGTACTAAAGAGATAAGAGTTGCTATGAAAAAGTATAAAAAACTCTACGAAGTACTTAAGATCGGTTTCATAAATAATTAGAAACAACTATTTATTGGTATGAGAAGAAATAAAAATTTATTGTCTTTAGACACCGATTCCGCACTTGCATTGATGCAGGAAATTTACAATGATATTGTAGAACAAAAACAAACTGCAAGTTTAATAACTAAAAAGATGTTGAGTTTTATGAAAGAGGCTGAGGACATGAGTGTTCTTGGACCCGTTATTAAAGAGCAACAAAAGATTTTAAACGACTGTACTGAGAAGAAAATTTCTTTAGTAAAATTACAAAGTACACTGTTAAAACAATCAGGAGGATCGAATCCTGCGTCAGGTGGGGGTGGTAAATTAGACCTAACCGACGACGATAGAAAACTACTCGAAAAACTAATGAAAGAAGATGATGAACCAAGTGGTGAATCACAAAAATACGAGATGTAATGAGTGGTAAGATCAAAAAATTACGGAACCAGATAAAGTCCAAAATTGAGGTAATTAAAAAAATCAACGACACACCAGTAGATGGTGGTGAAGTTTATGATCTATACCTTGACGCTAAAGTTGATGATCTAAGTAAAAAATTCTCAGCTAAAAAAGATGCGTTACTTGGTAAGTTCTCAAAAAAGAAAAAAGATAACCAAGGGGATATTTTTAGTTCTGTAATTGATATTGCATCTACATTCTTAAATGATACAAATGCTAAAGTAGAATCTAACGATAAATTAGTATCAAAAAATAAATTAAAAAAATACGCATTAGAATCTGCTGGTATTACAGTAAAAGACTCTAAAAGAATCGTAAATGATGCAGTAAGAGAAGTGTTGTTTATTAATACAGAAACAAGTATTTGTGGTGTTGAAACAGAGTTCCCAAGTGACACAGTATCTATATCACCAAAAGAGTTTGATTTCTTAGAAGTCTTACAAGTTGATCCCTTAAGTGATTTGGGTACAATTATGTACGAACAACCATCACCTTCAACTGGTAAGGTTAAAATGAACCGAGATTTGTATGGTGCATTTTCATCACCATATACGTTTTCAGCCACAAATGGTAACGATCTGTTTGATCTAAATTGGAATACGGCATCTCAAGAATACGATGTGTCGGGACTTAAACAAGGTTTGTCAGCACTTAGGGTGGGTGAATTCACTAAAGATTATTATTCAAGTATAGAGGGTCCAAATATGGACGACATTATAAGGAACACAATGCTTTTAACATTAAAGGGTGGTGGTGATAATCCACCAATCGTAGACGAAGCTCTTGGTTTTCTAACTGAGTTGTGTGAAAAATTATTTGGATTGTGTGGGTCTCCCGAAGAATCAAACCTTATACAAACAACATCAAAAATGTTTAATGAGAACGATGCGGATGTGGAGTCTTATTTTGATTTTAATGATGTAGAAGGTATTGATGTTGATGATAGAGACGCTCGGTTAAGAAAAGTACTTAAGTTTGTGGATTGTGGCAATTTTGAAGTTCCCACATCAACTGAGAATTTTGAGGACTTTGTGTATTTATCAACGGAAACAAATAATCTAAGTGAGTTGTCGGATTCAATACTTGCAAATGCGGCGGCTAACGCAGCCTTAAATTCGGGTAGTGATGTTCCACCTATACAATTTCAACTCGAGTTAATTAGTGGTTTTATATTAAACCTACCTAAAGCAATTATAGGTAGTATTATATCCCCAAAATATATATTACCAATTGTTCTTGCATACAAGGCAGTTCAGAATGTAACTTTGGATGATGTTAAAGACCTAATGAAGAAGTTATCTAAATTATTCTTTAAAATAATAAAGGATGTATTTTGGAGGTTTATACAAGAATTTTGGAAGTTAATCAAACGAGATCTATTATTGTTTGTTGCTGAGATTGCGGCAAAAATATTAAGTAAAAAATATAAGAGATTAATTGCTATCTTACTTTCAATTATTTCCATTCTTAGAAAGATTTTAGCTAAGAATTTCGATAATTGTCTTGAGTTGTTCACTACCATAATACAAGCAATTACAAGTGCATTAAATCTTAGAGGTCCTTCAATTAATATTCCCGGTATAATTTTATCATTTTCTGATATCTTACCAGGGTATAGTACTGATAGGGCATACATGAATGCTGCAGAAAAAATGTCCTCACTTGGTTTAAATACCGGTCCGATCTATGGTGAAGCAAATGAAATGATGTCATTGGTTAAATCAGTGATTGAAGGTAATTCTGACGAATTAGATAATAATTCATACTTAAAGGCAGCAAGTAAATTTACAGTAATACCGACACCTCTTGGTCCTGTACCATTACCGCCGGGTTACATAAGCGTAGCAGGAAAACTATTCTAATGGATAAAGAAAAATTAGTAGAAATTGTATCGAGTCCCGATGTTAAATCTAATAAAGATTTAAATGAATGTTTGGAAATTTTAAATGATGAGTTTGAAAAAACTAAAACATTAATATTATCACTTACAAAACATTTAGATGCGGTGGAAGAAGCATACGATAAAATCAATAACGAATTAAACGAAAGATTTAAGACTGTATGAAGTTAGTTAATTTAGGTATTGTTACGGACAATATAGATCCAAAAGGTATTGGTCGTGTTAGGTATAAAGTATTAGGTAGTCAAACCTCACCATCACAAGGTGCCGCTGCGTTTGAAGAGTGGGAACCACTTGATCCTTTTTGTGCCTCACCATTCCTACCAAACAATCTAAATTTCATACCAACTGTAGGTCAAACAATTAAAATAGTACAATACGACCTTGAGAATGATTTAATGAACCAAGAATATATACCTGGTCCATTTACAACTATACACGATTGGAATTCACAGAGTAATTCAGGACAACTTGAAAACACATCATTTGGTGTTGCAGTAAAACAAACGGGTAATATCTTTAATGGGAATGGTACGTATGTAAAATCTAATGCTAAAAATTCGTTAGCTAAACATGAGGATTCCGCAATTTACGGTAAGTACGGTTCGGACGTTTTATTTACTGAGAACGGAGTTAGTTTAAGGGGTGGTAAACTACTATCAAAAGATTCTGCAAATGCAAGGGAAAGGTCTGACTTAATAACACACCCATTAAGAGGTAAAAAACAAGCAACCTTAAGTCTTAAAAAATTCTCTTCTAAACAAGAGTTTAAAGAAGAAAAAGAAATTGTAGTTAGTGTACCAACAAACAAACTTAACTACGTTATTGAATATGATCTTGATGATGTTACTAATCCAACTAAAGTTAGTTGGTACATATATCATGTTAGAGAAGTATTTGGTGATGCATTTGCAACTAATGTGTTTACATCATCACACACGCCAGATTTAACAAGTATTGAAAGTGTGACTTTAATAAATGAAGATAACACAACAACGACACCAACTTTTGTACAAACAGTTGATTCTAAGAAAGGAGCATATATCAAAATACGTAAGACACTTTGTGATCTTCACGATGATGGATTAAAGATTAAGGATATTAAGATAACCACAGATAGGTCAAAATACATCCATCCGTTTTATTTTCGTCCACGTCAATCATTGGTAAGTATAATTAACTCAACACCGTCTGTTAGTGATTTTTTAGATAATATTAAACCATCATGTAACACATCAGTGTCTGAAGGTTCTGGTTTGTTTTGGAGTATTTCCGAACCATCACCAAAACCAAAAAGTGAGGAAAGGAAAATAACCGTTTTAAAAACTATTAGTTCAAGTGCAGAACAATCATTTGGTACTCTTGTTTCTGATAAAATCTACCTACTATCGACAGACGCAAACGAGGTAGGAAGTAAAACAGTCCCTTTCGATAAGTTAGACACCTATGAATACACTCAAGAAGATCTTTTAACACGTATAGAACCTAACACATATGCAACAGTGCGTGGTGAAACTCTATTGGCGTTTTTAGATCAATTATATGTTGTTATGGCTGGTCACGCACACCAACCAACGAAACCAATGGTAAAAGAAGCGTACGGTGATTGGAAAAAATTAGAAGTTTTACGAAATACTTTGAAAAATGACATACTAAATAAGTCGATAAGAATAAACTAACAGATATTTATATAAGAAATACTTATAGAGATGTCATACTATCGTTCATATTTTGAGAAAAACAACACAGTAATTAAGAACAGTCAGACTAACACTGCAAAGAATCCAACAACTGAGATTTTTTATGGTTCAGGGTTTTCTAAGTTCATTTTTAAAGTTGATTTCACCTCCCTTACAGAAAGAGTTGTTGGTGGTGATTATGTTATTGATAATAACACAACACATAAACTACATCTTACAAATACCATTTTTGGTGACGAAACTTTCTTAGGTGCTAAAAGAGGTACTGGTAGAGAAAGAACAACGTCATTCTCATTAATTATTTTTAAACTAACAGAATCTTGGGATGAGGGTGTTGGTTTTGATTATGAAGACTCAGAGTATGATTATACCACAGGTAATGACACTTACGATAAACGACCATCAAACTGGTTTAATCGAACAACCGCCGATACGTGGTCACAAGAAGGAATATATTCAAATAATCCCACAATAATTGATACTATTACATTTGACAATGGTGATGAGAATCTCGTTGCCGATATAACCGAATATGTTAATGGTATTATTGTTAGTGGTGATACGGATTATGGTATTGGTATTGCGTTTGCTACTGAGTATGAAGATTTAACTCAAGAAGTTGATCAATCCGTTGCGTTCTTCAGTAAATACACACAGACATTCTTCGAACCTTATGTTGAGACTTATTTTGATGATAGGATTCTTGACGATAGAGATAACTTCATTGAAAAGACAAATCAAAATCTTTATTTATACGTAAATAAGGAAACCAATTTCTTTGACTTAGATAACGTACCAACAGTTGACATATTAGATTCTACAAAATCATCCATCTCAGGATTGACAGGTTTAACCGCTAAGAAAGTCAGAAAAGGAGTTTACGTTGTAACCTTCGGAATTGACGGATTAGTTTGTGATGGTAAAAGATTCTTCTACGATGTTTGGAAAGGGATCGGTGTTGAAAACAATGTATTTCCTGATATTACACAAAAGTTTGTACCTAAACCATATTCCTCTAAATTCAGTTTAGGTGAAAATCAAACAGAGGTGAATAAGTACGTTGTACAATATTCAGGTATTAAACAAAATGAAAAAATACAGTCGGGAGATGTAAGAAAGGTTAGTATAATATTTAGAACAATATCACAATCAACAAATATTCTTTTTGATGAAGTGTTCTACAAAATATACATAAAAGAAGGTCGTACAAATGTCAATGTATTTGATTGGACCTACGCTGACGTTACAAATGAAAATAGTTTTATGTTAAATACATCTGTCTTAATACCAAGAGAATATTACTTGGAAATAAGAGGTGTGAAACATAATGAAGAAATTACATACCCAAATGTAATAAAATTTGAAATTATCTCAGAAAAATAATACTTATTAATATGGACTTAAGACAAATCATTAAAAAAGAACTTAGTATTCTAAAAGAGAACAATCTAAAATCGGGAAATTACATGTTCTTCTCTAATCTACAACAGATTCACAGACAATGTGAAATTCTATTAAAGATGGATCAGTCAATGATTGATAATACATTATCAAATGGTCATGATTGGGCTGATGATCACGTTTCAGTTGCAAAAGAAAATATGGACCAAGTCCTTGACTTCTTTATGAACGACAAAGAAGGTGAGATTGCGGAAGATGAAAATCCATGTTGGGATACTCATAAAGTGGGTTCACCCAAAACAAAGATTTCTTACAACACAGGTAAGAGAGTAAATAATTGTGTGGAAAAGTAATGATAAACGAAGATAAAATAGTTGGTTTAGTTATCAATAACCTTTTGGTTAATAATATTCATTTAAATGCACCTAAATTAAAGTCTTTATCTGAATCAAATCAAATAAATTTAAGTGAGGGTCTTAAACACCACTTAGACAACAACATTCCGATCACAGAAAACATCTATAGGGTCTATTCTAACGAATTCTTTGGTATATACAATGAATCACGTCGTTTACATACTGAAGGTGTCTTAGAACTCACCGGTGTGGATTTAGATCTTATTGAAACTGATTTAGGTGAAACGGGGACATTTGAAGGTGAAGAGGTTTATTTAGACATCCCTTTTTTAGAAAATATAGAAGAATATCTTGTAGAAGCAAAACATAGAGGAAAAAATGTTAAGTTAAACAAACCTTTCAGAACTCCGAGTGGTCCTAAAAAATTCGCGGTATATGTGAAAACACCTAAAGGTACTATTAAGAAAGTAACGTTTGGTGACCCAAACATGAGAATAAGGAATAACGATAAAGCGGCAGCTAAATCTTTTAGGGCTCGACATAAGTGTAGTGAAAAGAAAGATCGTACAAAGGCGGGTTATTGGAGTTGTAATATTACAAGATATCGTAAGGCATTAGGAATAAAATCTTCAAATCCGTGGTAAATGAAGTTATATGATTTAGTAGAGGGTTATTACGACCCACCAGAATATCCTGACACACACGATGGTTTCGTTAATTCGGAATTAGATGATGTTACCGACTTATTTAATCTTGTGGGATATGATCCATATAGAGTTAGAAAAGGTCGAGAACCTGGATATGGTTGTGCAATTGTAGAACACAAAGAAACTAAAGAAAAATATGTTCTCCATGAAGACGATATTGAAGAAGATTACTTTGTGGATGACTTTGAAGAAAGAAGTGATCAAGATGAAGATGGTCATTATTCATATAGAGAATCACAAGACAATTCTCGTATAGAAGTTGAAAGTTATACCATGTATTCAACTATCTGTTATATGGAAAGTAGAATAGCAAATACATTCGAAGAATATACTGAGGGTGAGAAAATACTTAAATTAACACCAAAAGTATATGGTCAATTACAAAACGACGATGTCGATTTTTATAGATCAGTAATAAAAATTTTTACAAATAAATCATCTTAATGAAAGACAAATTCCCATTCCGTGAAATCGTGAGCTCTGACCACAGTGTTAGGGTATTCCCACAAACAACTAAAAAGACTGAATTAAAATGGCACTTCGATAATGAAGATAGGGAAATAACGTTTTTACACGATAGTGATTGGAAATTTCAAATGGATGATGAATTACCCATCGACATTCACGAAGGGTTAAAGGTTTTCATACCTGAAGGTGAATACCATCGTATTATTAAGGGTACTGACGATTTAAAAGTCAGAGTTAAGAAACTTAATAAAACTCGACTACTACCCCACACTCAGAAAGCATAAGTAAAGAACGTTTTTGTTGTTCTTCCCACTTTCCTTGATTTTTAGTAGTACACACTTCTTTACATACTATTTTTACAACCCCCGATTGTACTAATCCTCTTGCACAATCCATACAGGGTAATCCTGAGGTTAGATATGCTGTAGATTCTTTTAAAGATACACCAATACGTGCCGCGTTGTAGATTGCATTCCTCTCAGAGTGTTCAAACCAAAAGTATTTCTCAGGTCGTTCTTGTCTCTCATCTAATTCGTCATTTAAACCACGAGGAAATGAATTATAACCTGTACTGAGGATCTCTTTATCCTTTCCGACTATAACTGTACCAATTTTGGTATTAATGTCCTTAGACTTCTCCTTTACTTGTTCCGCGATATTAATAAAATAGTCTGTCCAATCCATAGTTAGAATATACAGAAAATAAAGCATAAAAAAAAGGGAAGACAATGTCTCCCCCTTTTAGTATTAATAAATCCGTAAAGATTATCTTAAAGTATCCAAACTGAAAGTTTGTAAACCTGCTACGTTGATTACACCAAAGTAACGGTTATTAACCATCTTCTTAGCATATCTCGTCATGATACCCTTTATCGGAGTAAAGTTGAACGGGTTATACATTGTAGGTGTTAATTGTAAAGGTACGTAAGGTGCGTAGATATATCCAGCATCTAATAACGATTTTCCTTTATGTCCTACTAAGATTTTCCCAGCTGGGAAATAAGGATCTCTAAACACTTGGTAACGTCCAGCTAAAGTACCAACTTTTTCAATACCCATATTGTATTGATCTTGTTCAGCACCAGCGTTAGATACGTGGAAGTACTCTAAATCATCGAATACTGCAGAAACTTCTGAAGAAACTACGATCCAGTTAGCACCACCTCTAAGTGTTGTTTTATGGATTTGAGCCGATAATTGGTTAATTTTAGTAATTAACGTTTGGTTCCAATCCTTTTGAGTATACCCTTGTAGTGTTGAGTTAGCGTTTCCACCATATTTCCACTCATTGTAATCCCATTTAAGGTTCCAAGCTGCTCCTTTTCTTAAGTCTCTTAAGATCTCTCTATCAACCTCAGCTGCAATTTGCTCAGATAACAATGCAGTTAACTCAGCCTCAGCGTCGATATTATGGAAAGCAGATACATCTTGTGCTAATTCTGGAGACCAGCTAGCTCTTAATTTTCTCTCCGTTACAGATACAGTAACTGACTCTAAATCGAAAGATACTTCTCCGATTTCGTCTTCGAATTCTAAAGATTCGTAAGTTCTGTATGATACAGTGAACTCAGTGTTTTGAACTCCATCAGCATCAGACGTATAAGGTACAAATCCTGTTGCTCCGTAAGTTTCTAAATCAACTTGAATGAAAATGATACCATTCTCATCACAAATGTCATTAAATAGACCTGTTGCTCCAGCTGATTTCTTACCGTAATCAACAATACCACTTCCGTATTTCTGAGTTACAATGTTGATTCCTTTTGATTTACCACCAAAAGAAACTTCTAAAGAAGCTAAAAACTCTTCAGTATCCATAACGTTTCCTGTTGGTCCCGCTAATTTACCAGCTCCAGCAGATGTGAAACCAGAAACAGCAATTACTACGTTAGATACAGTAGTAGCCGCTGGAATTACTTCAGCCGCAGTTGTTGCAACTCCGTCAGCGAATGTTACACCACCGATACATGTCGCATCACCAGCAACAACTTTACCTTTAGAGTAGTCAAATAGACCTTCATTAGCTCCGTCACCTTCTTCGTAGAATCTATCATAAAGATTTCTTCCTTGATCAGCTCCGTTAACAGTTTGTCCTGGTGATCTGAATGGTGCTCTGTGAGCTCCAGCTTCAAAACCAGCACCGTCATGTGCAAGACTCTGTCTGTCAGAGATGTTAGGTACAAAGTAGAACAATTTACCAATTGGTAAGTTCATAGCTTGTACAGAAACGATATCGTTAGCCAATAACTTAGAGAATACTCTACGAATAATTGGAAAAACAACTGTTTCGAATGAACCTGATGCATCTGATACAGCAGCTTCGTTTATTAAATAAGACGCTTGGTTTTCATATAACTGAGCGATGTTATCTTTTTGGTGACCTTCAAGACTTTCTAAAAATCCTAAGTCATCCCATTTTTTAATGGTATCTTCCTTGATAACTCTTAGGTGTTTTAACCCAATGTTACCAACCATACCTGATTCTAATAATGCTCCCATTTTAAAATTTGTTTTTAAGTTTAATTTATTATTTTATTTTTGACATTAATTCTTTCATTCTCGAGAATTGTGGACTTTCATATGCTTTTGACTCTGAAAGTACATCTTGAGATGAAGACGTTGTCGGATTATTTGAAGTGATCTTGTTTACCACTGATTCTGTTACGTTCTTAGACGACTCTAACTCACCCTTAATTGTTTTATAGGTTGATTTAGATTCTGTTAAAGTTCCAACAGTATCGAATCTCTTCAAAATATTTAATTTCTCATTACGAGTAGTTGAATGTTCAGTGAACAATCTTGTTGAGTATGCTAAATTAGCATTAAACACAGCGACCTCATTAAGTTTGTCTTTGAATAGAACTAACGCCTTTTTATATTCGCCGTTTTGTTTTCTCAAAGTCTTAACTTCTTCGTTGATGTCTGAACCAGCTTTGTATTTTGTCTTAGACTTAATACCCGCTCTGTTAGCACCACCTTTGTCTCCGTGTACGTTAGATTTTGTTCTTGCCGCTTCGTCAACTTCTCCTTCATGAGTGTCTTCCTCAGGAACCTCTAACTCAAATTCTTCCTCTTCAGAAAGGTCTTCGTCAGAAACTTCTTCTTCAGAAACTTCTTCTTCAGCAACTTCGTCATCACTTTCATCTAAGTCAATTTCATATACAACGTCGTCTTCTTCAGAATCATCTTCTTTGATTTCAGAATCATCACACCCTTCGGTACAATCTTCTTCTTCAGCAAGATCTTCATCAGCAACTTCGTCAGATACTTCATCTTCTAATTTGATAATGTATTCGTCGTCACCATCTTCAAGCTCAACGTTATCACCGTCTCTCTTAACTACTATTCCATCCTCAGGTTTCATTGATTTGAATACCTTAAGAACTTCTTCGTCAGATGCGTCGGTCATATCAAGAACGTCTTCTTCTTCATCTTCAGAATCAATTGCGTCAAACATATCATCCACTTCAGAATCATCCTCTGTGTCTAATGCGTCATCTTCAACTTCATCCTCTAAATCAGGATCTTCGTCGTCCGTTGGCTCGTTGTTTATCGAAGTTTCGTCATCGTTTTCCTCATCTTCACTGTCAAATTGTTCGGCAGCGACTTCAGGTATACCTTGTTCGTCTTCTTTATCAAGACTCAAACTTTCATTTGACTCTTCTTCTTCCATTGATTCTTTTAGCAATTCGTTTAGTTCTTCCTTCATGGTTGAAGCAAGTATACCTTTTGCGTTCGCTTTAACTGCCTCTTCAAGATCTTGTACTTGAAGCAATGCTTGTTCTAAAATGGATTTTTTACTCATTTGTTGTTTTTTTATTTATTAATAAATACTTGTTATTTAAGAAAAAATTACTTTTATGGTGTTCTGATCAATAATAAATTGAATTATTTATTTAAAAATGTATCCATCTTACCCATTAATCTCGACATTCTATCATCCACTATTGGTTTTTCCTCTATACTCTCGGCGTATTTTTCTCTATCTGAAGGATCGTTAAACACATAAGCACCAGGTGTTGATGGTGACGACACTAAGTCAAAACACACCAATTCGAAATCTTCCTGTACTATATTCTGTCCTCTTTCTGATTTTAATGACCCAACACCTCTTGAAGATATTCCCAATGTCACTCCATTCATAAGTAACATTGCGGCTTGGTCACCTTTAGTACTTACAATACCTGATTTTTTCCATCCAGGTGAAAGAAGTAGTTTAATTTTTCCCATAAGTATCTTACCGTCCCACCAAGTCTCGGTGATCGTGTGTGATACTCTATCTAAATCTATAAGTGAAGATGATGGGTGATTTAACTCATTTAATGCACTCCCTTTCTCGATAACGGTCTTATATTTATCCATTTCTCGTTTGAGAAGTTTCTCAGGATATATTCTACCGTTTTTATTTGGAGTGTCGTATTTTTGTAGAACAGCATAAAGAATAATGTCTTCTGAGAAGTCAACACCCTTCATTTCTGTTATTACTGTTTTATTTTCATCAGGAGACACAAAACCCGCATCGTATTCGATGAGGATTCCTGTACCTGTTTCTTTTGGACCTAATACTTTCATGTATGAATAGTTTTATTACTATAAATACATCGGTATCGAAGTTATTTTTTATTTTTGTGAAAATTATACAATAAATCGTTATTTAAACACTCGTCGATTATTCCAACCATAAGTGATTTCATATACAATTTAAGATCGTCGCTTTTAATTGATAAGTCTTTTAGAACATATAATGTACATTCTAAATTCATAAACGATCTCTTTTCTTTTTTTATACCTTTAGTTCTAATGTCTAAATCAACAATAGACTGTGGTCGGAATGAATCACTGTTCAATCCACTTATTAATCTTTTTATGTCATTTCTTGATGACCTAACTACTGCGTCGTAATCCGTACATTCCTCATCAGGTTCGATCCAAGAATTTAATTTTAAATATATAGTCTTTAAATCTTTGTGATTTATAGTTCCGTATCCAATCTTAACATCTTTGTAAGTACCTAAAGGAATAAATCTTCCTAATTTCATTTAACATGTTTATTCTTATTTATGGTGTTACTAAAATATACACATTTAAATTTGGAATAACAAATTTTTTTATTATATTTATGTATATATCAAAATATGCTAATAATAAAAGTAACGAACAACAACATCGATCAAGCGATCAAGAAATTACGTCGTAAAGTAAAGAATGTGAAACAATTAAATTCACTTAGGAATAAGAAACAACACATAAAACCTTCAGTTAGTAAAAGATTACAAAAACAAAAGGCGGTGTATATTCAAAAAATAAAAGATAAGGAGCAATAAAAAACCTCCACGATTGATTATGATATTTCAAAAGTGAAGGTTTACACCTCTAAGGTAGCAACCGTCAAGGAAATCTAATTTAAGTTCTCTAATAATTCTTCTAAACGATATAAGTTGTATTTCGTTTGTGTCATTTCGTTTATTTCCTTTTTTACCTCATCAGACTTAGATGTAAATCCATTGTCCGACTCAACTAAGGAATCTAAAGTACCGTTTATTGATTCTTTTAATTCACCAAATTTAGTATTTAAGTCCTCATTAGTTATTGAGAGTATACCTTTTAATTTAGTTTTATCTTCTTCACTTAATGTTTTATCAAAACTAATGTTGAAGTTGTTTGTCAATACAGAGTTTAGTAAACTTTCATTTACTCCCGTTTCTACTTTTAGAGTATCCGACACTTTACTTGTTGTTAAATGTTCAACCAAGAATTTTTTAGCAATAACCTTTTCAGAAATATTACCTAACTTATCTTCTGTTGAGAGTCTATCTAAAGACTCATACAACTTATTTGATTCAACGTTAGTATCAATTAATGATTCGTTCATTTGGTTAAGTACAGTACTTACCTCAGAATGTCTTTCTTTTAAAACTTTAGATAGTTCTTCCACATATAACTGTGCAGTTTCTTTATCGTCAAACGTTTTTGTTTCTAATTCCTCATAAAGGGAGTACATTTCTTTTAAAATGTCATTCTCCATTATTGGTTTGAAGTGTTCCTTCAGGTTAGTTTTAAATTCACCCTTACCATAAGAGTTAGATAGTTTGTTTAGAACTTTGTTTTTTATATGTCCAAATGTCGTCATAATTATTCTTTTAATATGTCATTGAGTTTATTCTCTACCTCATAAATATTGCGTTGAGCCTTATCGATATCAAAAAGATCATCAAAATCTTTTGTTTCATCACCTAACATACCCAATATTTTAGATTTCTTACTTTCCGTTAATGTAGATTTACTTTTTTTCTTGTCTTCACTTAATGGTGCATCATCCATTGGAGGTGCGTCTGCACCACCCATAGGAGGAGCTCCACCCATATCATCTCCACCACCATCCTCAGGTGTCATTGAAGCGTCCATTGCTTGTCTATCCTTTTCAGGGATACCGTACTTCTTATCTACCTCATCAAACACACCAGTTCTCTTGATAATGTTTTGTGTGATACCTAATTCAGCACCAAGTGCTCTTTCAAGTCTTTGTTGTTGTAAATCAAGTACAACGTCATTATCACTCATACCAAGAATATTCTTCTTACCCCATGTGTGTGACACTGGTTGGATACCAATCTGAGATTGATCAGAAGTAGCATCTTTATATAACGTAATCTTCTCTTTCCATTGTTCAATCCTTAATAAATCAGATTGTGCGGATGGATTAGTTAATGATAATGTAAAATTAGTAAGTTCATCTTCTAAACCTAAAAGATATAAATGTACTAATGCAATTTTATTTAACTCTTGAACAAGTGACTTCTGTATTCTATTAATCGTCCTTGCAAAACGTATGTCCATTAATGCTAATGTTTTACCATCACCAACAATTTCCTCAAACCCTAAGAACGCCTTTGGTATTCTTAGTGCTGCTAATAATTTCTTTTGAATGTACTCAATATCCGCAATCTCACCTAAGTTCTGTGCTCCTGGTAATGTTTCAATTGGATTTGTTTGAGATGGATCCCTTACAGGTATAAAATAATCTTGATCTACCGCCATTTGGTTGTATCTCATATCAACTTGTCCATTCGCAGGATCAACTACTTGATCTCTTTTGAATTTGTTTGCCACACGTTGTACATATGCTTCAATATCCTTATCGTCCATGTTACCTACGAACACTTTAAACACTCTTCTTTCGGGTGCTCTTGAAGTTCTATAGATTAACATCGCATCTTCTGCAAGAAGTAGTTGTTTCCATATACGTCTTACCTTATCCAACATTGATGTACCATATGGTAACTTTCTATCATCACCTAATAATCTGAAATGTGCAACTTCCCATGCTTGGAATTCCATATCCTTATTTTTCCATGCAAAACGTAATTCACGTGTTTTCATGTTTACAGGTGTCTCGGCTTTGTGTACGTGAGACGCAGCACCTTCATGTCTTTCAATTTCAATGTTAGGTAACTGTTGACATCCAACGATTCCTTTTGATGGGTCAATCTTTAGATATACGAAGTTGTCACCGTACTTGGCAACTCCTCTACACCACATCTGTAAGTTTGTGTTAATGTCGAGTACGTTTTTAAATAAGTCTTCTAAGATGTTACTTACTCTTTTTGATTCGGAGTATATTGTTAGAATTTCTCCTTTTTCTGAAAGGGTTGTTGACTCTTCAGAATAGATATCTAACGATGCAGATATCTCAGGTGTGAACTCCATTGATTCGTAATCATAATATGCGGCCAATCTATTTGGTTCGTAATAAACCGATTGGTTATATAGTGATTGGTCCATCTTGGCCCACTTGTCGGCAACGTATGTTGATTGTTTTGCTTGGAGTAACTCTCTTTCGTAGTCCTCTTTACTGTCTGTTTTTAACAGAGTATCTTTGTCGAAACGATATTGCGGTGGATTAGGGACATCATTTTGAAATCCGAACACCTTTGTTAACCTTTGATAAACTGTTAAGTTTTTGTTTGCCATATTAATAAATATTATACTTTATAATATAAGGAAAATATATTAGTAAATAAAGTTATCTTGATCTATATGTTGATTTACCAAATAACCAATTATGTTCCATGTACTGTTCCTTACTCGCATCTTTCTGTCCGATCGGGTATGGTGACGGGTCAGTACTCATAGAACCAATCGCGTCAAACGCAGTGCCATAGGAGTAAAACGACTTTTGAGTATCATAAGTCCTTTCACTAAATACCCACGAATCTAACATTGCTTTGTTTGCTGTGTCGTTACGTTTTAACTGTGTAAAACAAATATCTCCAACATACATCGCAATTGACATCGCCATAATAGCGTCATCATGTGCACCTTTCATGTGATCAGGTCTACCATTAACGTAAACAAATGTATTCAATTCATTTAATAGACGCGATGATTTTACTTTAAAACCATGTCTTAAGTTCTCTTCAAAACTTGCAACAATCTGAGTTCTCTTATTATTAAAACTGATACCAGGTATCTTCTCCTGCGCCTTTTTATTGTACTCCCACTTGTTTTGTGAGTTAACACCATCAATGTATTGGTCTTTGTAACCTAACTCCTGTAATTTACGAGATGTTGCAATACCCATACCACCTGTTATATCAGTTGCTACGAACGCATTATATAGTGTTCCCCATTTATAAACAATAGACGCTAAATCATCAGGTGGTATCATACCAACATATTCTAATACTTGTTCACCCTCATCAAAATCAATAATACATATTGAAGATGCATCAGCACTATCACCACGAGAAACGTCAACACCCATAATATAACGATGTCCCATTACAGGTTCTTTCCAAACCCACAATGTTCCTTGCATATATTTTTCAATTGGTTCGGTAATCATTGTTTTCCTAATCTTCTCTTGTATAGTATTTGATATAACACCATCACCCGAACCTAAGAAATCACATTCTAATTCCTGTGCAATTTTTCTCTTATCGTACTTAAATTTCTTTGCCATATTCTCAAACCAATGAGAATAGGGTTTGTAACCTAATTCATGTAATTCTTCGTATCGATCCCAACCTTCATTAAGTGTGATATCCTCATCAACATATTGCTCTCTATTTAACATGTAATGTATGATATCATCCACCTTTAACCATTTAAGGTCACCAGCATAACGAGGATCTTTAAACCACCTTAAATCGGTAATTTTAAAATCATTCATTTTTCTTAGTGCTTGGTCGTATACTCCATAATATATTGGATCATAACCGTTAGGTGTTGAAATAAGTATAACCTTACCACCCGTAGATAACGATGCCATACACGCACCCCAAAAATCTTCACCAGCATCAATATACGCGGCTTCATCAAATATCAACACGGTAGGTGTGTATCCACGAAGTGCATCCGCTGAGGTTGCAACCGCTTTAACTTCACATCCGTTATTCATTCTAAAACGACTCTCTGAGTTTTTATCAGGTGAAAATCCAACATTCATCCATTCGGGCCATTGATCTAAAAAACCACGAACCTTATTAGCCATCTCAATCGCAGTATCACGTTTGTTGGCAATAATTAGAATTCTCTCGGGGTTAGTTGGTTTTGCGGTTTGGATTCTTTTAGATAACCAAGCCGCGGTTACTGTAGATACACCCGCTTGTCTGTACTTACGTGTAATGTTTTCGTTATAATTATCGTAATCATGTATAAGTTCAATTTGATCGGGGAATAACTCTAATGGCACATATTTCTTTTGAGTATTGTCAAATGTCTGTAAATATGTTTTAAGAGCATAAGGAGTGTCCTTAATGATCTTAGCATATTCTTTTAACTGTATGAGTTTCTGTTTATCCATATCCAATAAATACAAAAAAAGTGGTCTATTGACCACTTTCTTATAATTTGTGTTATTTAATTATCGTCTTCAGGAGAAAATGTAATCCCTAATGACCCTAAGAATCCTCCGAGTCCATCATCATCATCATCGTCTCCATATTCTCTATTATATTGGTCCTCTTCATAATCTTCACTCTGTAAATCCTGAATAATCTGATCAACCATATTACTTATAATTTCTTTACCTAAGGTACTTCCTTTCAGTATTTCTCTTGAAACTTTAAAAAATTCATCATTATCTAAAGATGAGAATCTTGAGAATAAGTAATTTTGAATGTGTTTCAATTCCTCATCCATAATTTTTTCAGGATAAGACTCTCTAAATTTTTCCCAAATAACAGGACCTAATCTTAAATCCCATATCTCTGATGGTAATGTATCTGTCGAATTCATAACCATCTCAGCGGCACGAGGATCGTCAGGTAAACCTTTAGTTCCCATAACTTCCATAACACCTTTAATGAGTTCGTGAATTAATGCTGGAAAAAATACTGCAGTTGCTCTAACTGTTGGAGGATCTGTTTCAGTATCAACCTCTTCTTTACCCGCAAAACTTCCACCTTCCATACCTTGTTGTACAACACCATCAGGTAGTATCCAATACATAAGATCGTTTACTGACATTAATATACCATACTGAGTAAGGATGTTAGGGTTTTTTTCTTCTAATTCCGTTGCAACTAATTCAAACATGTAATGTCCTTTTTTGGATGATCCTTGAATTAATGCATTTATAAATCTTCTTTTAGCTGTCTCTTGATCAAACTGTTCAAATGCGTCGATAAAATCTTCCACATCATCTTCAGCTTCTTCAGCATCAACACCAAATTGTTGTTGTACTTCTTCTTCACTTGGTTCTTCACCTTGTTGCTGGAAACCTTCAGGTGAAATTTCACCCATACCAACTAACTTAGCATCAAATTGTAATGATCCTTCAGGTAGTGCCATTTCTTTCTTGACTAATTCTACCGCTAAATTCTCTAAATATTCTTTGTGTTCTGATTCGAACTGTAAAACACTATTTAACATTTGTTGCATAGTACCTACAAGAGACATGAATGTACCTTGATCGGTAACATTACCTTCGGTCCCCGTATATCGTTTTACCTTCTCCACAACGTCTTTAAATCTCTTAGACGCCAATAACTCTTCCCAATTAGATGGTAACCCATCAGGGGTATCTTGTGGAAACGCAGGGTTATCTTTATAAGGTGTGTCTTGTGTTGAAAGTTTATCCTCAAGACCTGGTTCTATTCTTTCAGGGTTGTCACCATAATCTACTGGCATTTCCTTAATGTTTTTAATTGTTTCTAAAAGTGATTTTTTACTAATCATTCCGCGGCTTGTTTTAATTCAATACCTAATGATGCAAAACTTAGCTGTTTTGGTAACACCGCTTTAGGTTTTGGTTTATGTTTTGGTTCAAACGGATTTTCTCTTTTTGGTTTACCTGGTTTTGTTGTTGGTTTCTCCCTTACAGGAGCATCCGTATCAGGTTCAGATGGTTGAGGTGATTGTTCATCAACTATATTACCATCTGAACTAAACATTCTTTTAGCGTCTCCTAATGCATCCGCACTATCAGATAATGAACCAATCATTTCATACATCTCTTTCTTTGTTGTTACTTCAGGGTGGTAGTTAGATTTAACTAAACCTTCAACCCATTCGTTCACTTCGTTAGTTTCGCAACGACATGGTTCTTTTTCACACACTTCACATAATTCACCAACAGAATCTTCTTCGTAAGTAACAAATGCTTGTCCACCTTTTTTGGCTTGATCTATTGATGCTTTATCGTCTTTAGGTATGTTAAGTGTTTCTTCCGATAAAACTCTCTCAGATAGGTCTTTTAGTTGTTTATCTGTTAGGTTTGAAAGTAATTTCTCACTTAAACCTTCATTCATAAGTTTTTTTACTAATTCTGGTCTTTTCATATCCCCATTTTAAATTTTAAATCTTCTTTTATAAGTTTGTATCCACGTCCATCTAATTTTTCGGTTACCTTTTCATATTTCTCACCAAAAGAAAAAGTGAGACGTTCAAACTCACTCTCATAATCAAACTTTTCCCACCCTAAGGCCACAACACCATCTACAGAATCTATAATACCGAAGTAATCGGATTTTTGTATAAGGTCGAGGTTAATGTCGGTGTTCTTCAACACTCCAACAGAATCCACATATTCTAAATCGGGTGAAAGTGATTCGGGGTATGTTGATGCCGGTACATGGTACCATTCCTCTATATCAAATTCTGTTTGACTACTGAAAATGAATTCATATTGTTTCTGACCTTTATAATCAGCTCCAATTTCATTGATATAGATTAATCTCATATCTACTTAAAGTATTTACTCAAAGTTGCATCAACATGTTTGTTAATTTCACCTTTAAGTTCATCCAAATCAAGTTCAACGTCCTCATCTACATCAGAAACAGTTTCTGCCATTCCAAGATCATTAAATTGACTAATGTCTATGTCACCACCTTCTTCAATCTCATCTTCATCAACAATTGTGTCGGTATCGATAAAACTTTCAAGTTTATCCATAATTTCATCAAGTTCAGTATCTTCATCTGAAGGAATTTCTTCATCTTCAAATTCATCATCTGACTCACCATCAATTGGTTCACCATCTTCGTCAAAATTATCAACAAAGTCTTCATCATCTTTTGATTCAAACTTTTCAGCAATATCTTCTCTATCATCTTCGTCCAATGCTTCTAAATCGACAGCAGAAAGAACCATATTAATAACATACTTGATGTCATCACTTTCCATGTTGTCTTTAACATCTCTTAATGCTTGACCTAATTTTCCTGAGAACTTTTGAACCTCTCCCATGTAATCAGATTTCTTACCATCTTCTCCCTCATCTTCTAAATCGTCAGTTGGTAAGTCTTCAATTGGTTCGTCACCATCTACTGAGTCCATTTCAGGTCCTTCAACAGGTGCATCATCAATTGGTGCGTCCATCTCTGGTTCTGCAGCAACTGGTTCAGCGGGAATATCTTCAACAGGTGCTGATGATTCACCACCTTTAGATTTTAATACGTATTTTTTTGCTTCATTAAGTGTTTCTTGACCACTTATAAGCTCTAATCGTTTTAATGCTGTTGAATAAGACGAAAACCTATTTTTATCTTTCATGAACATACCACCGATATAATCAAGGGATGATTCGTTAATACCTTTTTGTACATAGTACGAAGATCCTTCTTTAACAATACCATACATACCGTTGGTAGACTCCATAAGGAATTCCACTTTTTTGTGTGATTTGTTTTCGTTAATTGTGGACTTAGGGGTTCTACCATAGTTGGCAATTTCCATAATCCTTTTTAATTTTTCATCTACAGGTAATTTTTCACTACCCAATGGTCTAAGTTTTGACATATTAATATATTTGATTTTAACTTATTCTTTTATTATAAATACAACAATAACAGGAAAAATATTTAGTTTTCTATTGTTCTATGGATAATTTCTTATCGGTGAGTTTAGTTTGGATTCCCAACAACTCCCCTATATAACCATTTCTCCTTAAAAGTTTGAAGGCCAAATTCTCATATGAGTATTCACCACCTTTGTCCAAACCACACTGTCTAAATGATTTTAATTTCTTTTTAACCTTAGATATATCTTCAGAAACATCATCTCCTTTCTCAAAAGATGATTTAATACCATCGATTAAATCCTCAAATACCTCCGACTTTTTAATAATCAATTCTTTATCAATTGATTGGATTGTACGTTCAGGGGTAACCACCCATTCATCATTTAAGACAGAATAGATACCCGACGCTAAATGTTTTTCATTAACATCCTGTACATATATCTCACAGTCGAACCCTTTTATTAATATCTTATGTTGTTTATTCCACAAACTTCTCTTACTATCAAAGAATTTCTTTAATAAGTCGAGGTTGTACTCTGTTTCGTTATAATCAATTAGAATGTGTAAATCAACGTCTGAGTACTTGGACCAATTGTAGTTAGCCAACGAACCTGTTAATATAATGTCATGTACAAAGAAGTCAATGTCAATAAAATTCATGAATTCTTCAGTAACGACCATTAATCTTTTTTTGATTTCATCAAGCATAAAAAATTCACCATCCTTTTCTCCGAATATGTCGGTGGACAGTGCATCTCTTATTTCAAATGATTTAACAATATCTTGATTGTTACCAATCTCTTCGATTAACTCATCAACTAATTGAATGTTTTTCATTATAATTTCTTAAACTCATAAGTCTTTGCAATACTAAGATTGAAAAACCTACCCTGTGATTCTGCGAGTCTTAATTTGGTAAACGCTTCCCACGGGACTTTATAATACTCATAACTTCCACCACTTTTAAACGTGACGACTAATGTTCCACCTTCCGTATTGTAAGATGCAGACTTTAAATTAGATGAATCGATTTCAATTAAAATCTCTTTACCATTGATTTTTTCTGATAGTATTGCCATAATTTTTGTATTTTAATTTAATATAACAATTTATCACGATTTAATCAAGTCAGTCTGATGTATATTATAAATATCTAAGAAATGATAAACCCCCTTACGGGGGCTATCTTAATTAACTGAAATTGTTCTTTGTGACTTTTTCTTCTTGGTTTTTGGTAGTAACACCCGTAAAACACCATCCTCAACCTTAGCAGTTATCTTCTTATCGTCTACATTTTCGGGTAAATCAAATACCCTACCAAATGAATTAACGTACTTTGAGGTCTCTTCCGTCTTTTCATGTGAAATTTTTAGTTGGTTTTCCTCCACAACTATTGATATGTCTGATTTACTCAAACCAGGTACAATAAATTCAACTATATGTTGATTGTCATCATAAGTTTGATTCCACATAACCTGACCATGTGTTTCATTTTCTTCAGCAATGTCGAAGAAGTTATCTACCATTTTAAAAAATGGGTCATTTTTAAATACTAACATAATTTTACGTTTTTTTTTATTTATTATCAATTCTCTTATTACAATATGAGTACCATTTCGTGATATATGACTTTTTGTCTGTATATTATAAAAAATCATGACTAAATGTCTTTTTAAAATAGATTTGACTTTTTGTATGATTTTCGTTATGTTTATATAAAACCTTAAAATATATGTCTGTAGAATTTTTTGAAGAGGGAGCACCTCAACAACAACGTAAAGGAAAGAAAGGGAGTTCAACCCCAATTTTAGATAATTTTTCAAGAGATTTAATTAAACTTGCCGAACAAGGTTTAATTGACCCTATAATCGGTCGTGATAAAGAAGTTAAACGTATTGCTCAAATTCTCTCAAGGAAAAAGAAGAATAATACGATTATTGTTGGAGATGCGGGGGTTGGTAAATCCGCGTTAGTTGAAAAACTTGCAATTATGATTAATGATGGTTCGTGTCCAACTAATCTTTTAGATAAACGTATAATGTCCCTCGATTTAACATCATTAGTTGCGGGAACAAAATACCGAGGTCAGTTTGAGGAAAGAATTAAGGCAATATTAAATGAATTACAAGATGCACCAAATGTAATTGTATTCATAGATGAAATTCATACAATGGTCGGTGCGGGAAATGCATCAGGATCAATGGACGCCGCAAATATTCTTAAACCTGCATTAGCGAGGGGAGAAATACAATGTATCGGAGCAACCACATTTGATGAATATAAGAAGAATATTGAAAAAGATAGTGCGTTGGTTAGACGATTCCAAAAGATCATCCTAACAGAACCAACTATAGATGAAACAATAGATATTCTTAAAAACCTAAAAGATTCTTATGAGGATTATCACATGGTCGAATACCAAGACAATGTCATTGAAACAATCGTTAGTTTATCTAAAAGATATATTACCGATAAACAGTTCCCTGACAAGGCAATAGATATTCTTGATGAATTAGGTTCCGAAAAGAAAATTAATGTGAAAATTCCCGATATTATTGAAAAACTGAGAAACCAATCAGATCTAATTAAGTTGGATAAACAAGAAATGGTTAGGAATCAAGATTATGAGAAAGCGGCAGAACTAAGAGATAATGAGAAAAAGGTCATTAAGAAATTAGAGTTAGAAAAGAAAAAGTGGAGTGTTGAACAAAAGTTAAATAAGAAACCCGTTATTATTGATGATGTATATAATATCATAACCGAGATGACGGGTGTCCCAATCACTAAACTTGACACAAAAGAGACTAAGAACCTTCTATCATTAGAAAAGACAATATCTAAGAATGTTATAGGTCAGGATAATGCGGTTGAGATCATCTCCAAATCAATTAGACGGAACCGTGTTGGTGTTAGAGGTTCTAACAAACCAATTGGGTCATTTATGTTTTTAGGATCAACAGGTGTTGGTAAAACACACTTAGCAAAAACATTAGCTAAAACCTTATTTGGTGATCCTGATAAAATTGTTAGGGTGGATATGAGTGAGTTTATGGAGAAACACAACGTTTCTAAACTTATTGGGTCCCCTCCTGGTTATGTTGGATTTGATGAAGGTGGACAACTTACTGAGAAGATTAAGAACAACCCATTTTCTGTTGTCTTATTTGATGAGATAGAAAAAGGTCATAAGGATGTCTTCAACCTATTACTACAGATATTAGATGAAGGTCACCTAACGGATTCGTTTGGTAGAAAAATTAATTTCACGAACACACTAATAATCATGACATCTAATATAGGTGCTAAGAAAGTTTCTGAATTTGGTGGTGGAATTGGATTTAGTGATGATAGTAATAACGAAAAGATTAAAGATTCGATTATTAGAAAGTCATTAAAGAATCAATTTACCCCTGAATTCCTAAATAGAATTGATGATGTAATTGTTTTTGACAAATTAGATGATAAATCACTAAAGAAAATTGTTCAGATTGAATTAAATATTTTAAGTGAAAGACTTACGGAGAGTAACTATGAAATTACTTTTCATAAAACAGTCGTTGATGAGATAATAAAACGTAATTCTGAGGAAGAGTATGGTGCAAGACCTATAAAGCGAATTATTCAGAATCTGTGTGAAGATTTCATTAGTGATAATATCTTAACGGGTGATATCACGAAAGAGATGGGTATTATATTAAAAATAAAAGAGGGTAATTTAGAAATTCTAAAAAATACCCCCCTTATTTAGTTAAAAACTTGACTTTTTCGGTTTTTATATATATTTATACATTCAAGGTTATCTTTGCCGATACACCTTTTCGTTTTTCACGTTAATATCGGTGGTGTTGAAACCACTGTAGACCAAAAACCCCAGCAACCTTGTTGGGGTTTTATTTTTTTATATCCCTTTCTCAATGGCCTTTTTAATTGCGGATGAAAACGATGTTTCACTAAAAGGTATGTCATTGTTTTGTAAATCTATAAATGTGGACTTCACCGTTGATTTAGACTTCCCTTCTACTTCAGTTACTTTTCCATCCATATAGATTAATAAAGTAACTATTGTTTTTTTACTCACTTTTGTCCACGGACCAATTTGAATTCCTGTTTGTGGGGACTCTATTGATTGAACAACAACATTAACAGGTTTACCATTCATACATAAATCGTATTTATCTGAGATAATGTCCTCCATCATTTGTTTGATACCAAACGTAATCCTTCTTTTACTTATTTCCTCCATTTCAATTTCGGTGGTTACCGATTTAATTGAATAACAGTCAACCTGCGAAAATAGGAGAGTTGGGAATAATAAAAATATTAATAGATTTTTCATAATTAGAATCTGATTTTACCACCAGTCAGTATTTGATAGTTTAATGCGTTTCCGCCCGATTGCCAAACACCAGTAAAACTAATGTTATATTTAAATGTTTTTGTAATTTGAATATCCCAAGAACTAAATGGTACAATCAATAGACCTGGATCCCACCATTGACCTTCATAGTATTGTGTGAATGGAGAGTAGACTCCTAATATTAGTGCAGATGTTGTAATCCTTGGACTTACTCTAAAGTTTCTATGGACACCACTAACCGCAGATAGATTTTGTAGTTCTCGTTTACCTAACTTACCTATTGTAAAGTTAGTACCAATCATTCCTGTAAATTTCTTCTTACCGAACTTAAATGATTCTAAAACAGTGGTTGTGTTTAAATGATTTTGATTAAAATTAGTTAATGTAGTATTTGCACCTACTAAGTTAAATGTTCTATTTGGGTTAATCCATGATTTATAAAACGTCAAACTAAAATCGTTAGTTACAGTTGTATATGTAAATAATGCACCTTGAACCCTATTCTTTTTTGTGTTCGCACTTGTAATAGAACCTACTACCTTTACTTGACGACCATTTGAGTTATCTTGATTATCAATAACCACAATATCACCTGATGCGATTAATGAACCTCTGTTTTTATTATCTGATTCTCCACCATCAACCGCATTTGAAATAGAATTAGCTAAAGACATACCCAATCCACCTTCTTTTGATTCATCCTCTGTTTTTGTTGTAGTACCTTCTGTTGATGTACCACTTTCGTTAGTACTACCTTGACTACTGTTTTCGTTAGTACCACTTTGACTACCGTTGGTTTCATTTGAACTCTCCCCGTTGGACTGTTCGGAACTACTACTATCTTCACTCCCATTTTCGTTATCGGAACTATTATTGGGGTTATCGGATTTAGTTTCCTTTTTCTTCTTCTTCTTCTTTTTACTTTTAGATGCGTTATCGATGGCTTCCGCCACGGGAACTCCTGATGAGGAGAGTGCCTGTGGTAACATATCACCACCTAAAACACTCATTATATTTGTGATTACCGTAATAGTATTTTGAACTATTATTGCATTTGTATTATTTGTAATGATTTGAGTAACACTTTGACATGGATTTGAAGAGTTAGACTGAGTAACCAAACTCATCCATGAATCAAAAGTACCGTTAGTGAAGTCTGGTTGTGTAAATGTCTGAACATTACCAAAATAATTCAAAACGATCTCATCACTTGAACCCATTTGAATTGTCTGTTGATTTAAAGTACAAGGATCTGTAAACGTATAAGACCACTGACCATAACTGACCAATGGTAATAAAAATAAAAGTACACTTACTATTTTATTCTTCAAATATCCCACGTTTAATCATTCTTTTTACAATACGGGCCGTTCCAGATTCTAACGCCTTTTTAGTTGCAATACCGATTGTTGATTCGTTAAACTTAACATTATTCACAGAACCAATTTTAGTTCTTTTAATTGTTATTGCTTCACCACTTCCACTCCCAGTAAAAATAACACCAGTCTCAGCATTAACAAATCTTACTTGCATTCCAATAATGGTTTTTAGTACGGTTTTCACCCCGTCAATTGTGACTTCCTCTTCTTCAGATACCGAATAATCGTATATTTCGACGTAAACAAAATATTCTGCTAATACAACATTACCAACAACCTTAATATCATTTGATGATATACCTTTTGTCGATGCCTTATGTTGTTTAACCATCCTCTGTTTAATGTCTTCTTTATCCTCTGTAAATAAAAATCTATCGGTCCATTCTAAATAAGATAATGTAATATTACTCACACCCAATCCTACTCTATTCTCCCTTAGTTCAGGATAAAATTCATATAGTTCTGGTGTGAATCCAATGTTTAATACTTGAATAGGTAATTGATAGTCCAACATATAATCTGATACCTCATCGATATCGGCATCTTGTTCAAACTTACCTTTATAGTTTTCTGTCTCCGTTTTACCTAATTGAGCATTAGCGGTAAAACTTAGCAACATCGATATAATTAATAAAACTCTTACCATGTTATTTCTCCCTCTTCTTTTTTAGGTTTAACTGGTTCTATTTTTATAGTCTTAGATATCACTATTGTATCTTTAGTTGATGGTGGGATACTAATTGTTTGTTCTATCATTGGTGGCTGTTGAACTTCTTCTTTAGGTTCAAATATAGACTGCATATTAGCTATTAATAATCCAAATCCTGCTGTTATTACTAATCCAATTCCTGTTACTATTTGGTTTTTAATTTCCGAAAAAAATCCTTTATTCTTACTCATTGTTTTATTGTTTTAAATGTTTTGACAAATTGTCCATTGGTAATATGTAATAAATAAACACCTTGTGGTAATGAGGATAAATCCATTTGAAATTGTACCCATCCAGCAAAGAACTTCTTTCTTTGTTTTAGAAATTCTGATCCACCATAATTCAATACTCTAATCATATAATATCCATTATCTGGTACTGTTAGGTCAAATGTAATTGGACCTTTTGTTGGTACAGGATAAACAATCCCATAAATACCGTCAGTTGGTGAGGTATTAAAAGGCATCGATCGTTTATTTACATACCCATCGGTATTTTCAACCTCAACATCCCACCCTAATTCTGTACCGGCAGTTTTTCTACCTATCGTAATTGGAATTGTATCCCAATCTTGATTAGTAACCCTAAACCTCACCGTAAATAATTCTGTCGTATTACTTATAGTAAAATTACCAAAGGAAGCGTCGTAACCTCCCCATCTAACGGTTTCACCTTCCCAATCCATGGTATATGTTAACCACTCTTGTGCTTTAGGTGTTATGGTGATTGACACAAACTCTAAATAGTTTGGGTCGTAGTTCAATGCAAATTCAAGACTACCAACAATCTCACCCGCAGTTTCAATTTCTACAGGTAGGTTAATATAATCACTTACGGGTACATCGATCTCAGGTACGTTAAATACGACCTGAGACTGTACACTTGTTGTGAATACTAATACTAAAGTTAGTAGTAATATTCTCATATTAATTTAAACCCGTTCCGTTGGCGTCTCCTAATATTAACATATAGAAGTTACCCGTAGTTGTGCTATTAATTAATGGAGATAAAAATTCCGTTAGACCTGGAATAGAACTTGATTGGTCTGAACTTGAACCATTAATAGTATTATATTGTGCTTCAGTAAAGAATAAAACATCTGGGTTAGACGGGTAAGTTGAGTTACCTTGTGCTAACCTTGCGAATACCATATACGAATCTGATGCTGTTACACCATTTGTTTGATTTGGATTACCCGTATAAAATTGTATACCTGACGTTGTTTGTACTCCCGCAGCAATTTGTGCGATCATATTAGCATCTGCAGTTGATAGTGCTGCACTTGCATCTAATCCACTTGCAATCTTAAGTCTGATCTGCCAATAATCTTGGTCTAAATTTTCTGAGAATGTTGCCTTCCCATCTGATCCAGTAGTTTTTGTATCGACATCTGTCCAAGAAGAACCATCCGATGATTTTTGTAAAATTACAGGAATAGATTCAGCTGGATTTGTTCCACTATTTAAGATAGTTGCAACATAATCAAATGCAGGTTCTATAAAGTTACCACCATTATCTGAGGTACCTAATATACCATCAGTTCCATCGGTCTTTACATAATAAGCGGTAAGATCAGTAGTGAAATCTACATCATTTACTGATGCGTTTGTATAACTATTTAAAAAAGGGATATCTACTGTGAACATATTACCAGCAGTCATATTGAAGGTGGTGGTTGCTCCGTCATAAACCCATACTACTTTTACAACCCCGTTTGTTGAATCAACATCATAGGATAAATATCCAATAGGTCCTGATGTGTTGTTATACGTTAAAGTTGGTTCATCAAATACATCTTTATCATAGTTGAAAGAGAATTGAATACCTTTAACATCATTACCCGACGTATTATCGTAATAAATGTCAAATGTTGTGTTTGAACTTGATGATGTAGATTCTAAATTATAAGTTGAATCAAAGATAATGTAAGGTTTAGTTGCATCAGGTGAAGTCGTCTGCCCGAAGACAGTCATCGTACCAATTAGCAAAGATAGTGTTAGAAAAATGTTTTTAAGTTTCATCGTTTTTTTTTATTTTTTTAATTTTTATGTCCTACTCTTAATAAATAGAATGTTGTCTGATTTCCATTGGCTAAATCAAATAGAGACCATGATCCGTAACCAACGTATATTGTTTTATCGTCTGAATCCGCAGCAACTGCCGGCCAAATGGTCGGGTTTTGCCAGGAATTTGTGTTCCATATTTCTTGTCCTCCACCAATAAAACTGGTTATGTTACCCAACCTTCTTTGGTGCATTAGATAAATGTCAGATACAGAGAACGAACCTGTATTATTCACATCCATTCTCCAATAATCCTTTGAACTGAATGTGTCAGATAATAACCTATCTTGAAACCAATTAATGTCTGAGGTTGTGAGTGTTCCTAATGATGGATTAATATCTATTGTAAAATCGTAATCGTTGTAGTTTAATGTGGTATTAAAAGAATAATACCCATTTGAATCTGTTGTTGTTGTTGCTTGAGTTGTATATGAAAAACCAACTTGATTTTTATTCTGTGTCTTTAGATAAACTGTTTGTCCTGCAATACCTTGTTCTTCTGCACCTTTAATATAACCACTTGCCGTGATAGGTACTGCGTTAGGATCTGTAGAAGTCCATTCTGCAAATGGATGATTAGGACTAAGTTGGTTGTATGTATTACTACTTGGTATTTTATATTGAAAATTTGCAGCACCTATACCACCAAAATTTTGAATTCTATATTCAAACTCATACCATGTATTTTTATCTAAAGTTGCCGTACCATAAGCCCATGTATTCCAACCATAATATTTAGTAACTATATCATTAGTTTTACCAATACCTTTAATCATAAACTCATGTGAGTCATCGGTGAATGTTCTGAACCCGTATGTACCTGTTTTGTTAGGTTTAAACCAACCTGTATAGATAATTGCATATCTGTCAGCACCGGCTCCACCCCATCTTGGTGGATTCCATAGTTGTTGAGGAGTATGATTACCACCTCTTGGTCCTTCGTAACTTGTTATATCTACAGTTGTATCTAAATAAAGTGTAGTACCGGCATCGGCAAGATTAACCATTGCATCAAATTCTGTATGGTTGTTAGCATTTTGTGAATAGTACTGACCTGATTGGCTCCCACCATAGTGAGTCTTAAGTGAACGTAAGTTTACTGTAGTTGTGGATTGTCCATATGCGTTGGTGCACAGAATAGAGAATACGATAAATCTTATTAAATTTTTCATACACCAACCTATATAGTTTACTTAGAGACTTAATAACATATCAATAAGTTCCTGTTGTGGAAACATATCGTATTTATCTTTACGTGTATTAGTATGTGTCCATAGTCCTTTGACTCTTCCGTAATAAGCATCATCTTGAAATTCAAATGCTGATACACCTATCTTACGAATAAGATCAGGTAAACCTTTACGTACATCAATACTGTCTCTTTCTGATACCCAAAGAATCCATTTATGTAGTGACTCAATTTGTTTGTCAGAATATCTATGCCAATCCTTATAACCTTTAAATGGTTGTGACAACGTAACTATTTGATCATCCGCAACTCTTGTACCCGCATATGTTTTACCATCTTTAATGTACCCAAAATTACATACCTCAATAGCTACTGAATGTTCGTGCATGTACTGTGATCCATTTTTACCTAAGTGCCAACCATATGACCCCTCAGGAAATGATTGTACAACTTCACCATCGTATTTGTTGTCATTCCCTTTAACGGATTGTCCACCTAATACGAATTCAGTAGCCACCGCACCTCTATTGTCTCGACCCCAAGAATCAATACAGTTATATGGGTTATTCCAACCCGCAGTGTGATGTATAAAAACGTACTCCTTATTTGTTGGACCTATTTTATATTCACCAACTGGTAAGTGATGTTTATTTACAATTAATCCATTTTCGGTTGTGAATATTTTCTCTGAATTGTCAGTAGTAGCCAAACCCATAGCATCCCAAGTGGCAGGACCAACAATACCGTCAGAGTCCAAACCATTATTGGATTGCCATTTTTTAACAGATTCTTCAGTTCCTTTACCAAAGATCCCATCTGCATGTATACCCAAGTATTCTTGTAGATCTTTAACTTCATTTCCTCTTACTCCATTTTTTAATAACATGTTCTTTAATTATTATACCTTAAATTTATTGTTCTCCACCTTTTTTCCCAAAGATTTTACCTACCTCAGCAATACCGAAAGATCCAAGAGTAATAACAACGAACGAATTATAAATAAATTCGTTTATAACAAGGTCCTTACCAAAGTACCCCGTCAATAAATCTGCAACTGCAAATATTACCATGATTGCAAATGATGCGAAACCAACCACCGACTTTTCGTTGATATTATTCTCATCTTTAAAAATGTCTTTGAATGCCATAACTTTTAAATTTTAATTAATTTTATTTTTACTTACTAATAAATATCGTAAGATTTTGAAATATCAAAGGATTGACTATATCAATTTTTTTGTTTATACTTATATAAACTATCGTTCTTTGACATAAAATTAAATTAAAACTATAAATTATGGAAAATTTAGAATTCGTTTTAGGTATGTTTACATCAATTGGTGTGCTCGGATTAGGGTATGCTATAGTAGGTATATTTAAGGTTAAACAACGTTCCAATGGTTTCGAGGAAGCAATAAATGGAACACAATTAGATTTAGATAATAATCAAAGAGAATTTCACCTTAGGGTGGATGGTGAGGTGAAAGACCTCAATAGTCAAATAGAAAATCTCTATCGTCATATTGACAGTAGGTTTGATAAGTTCGAGAATAGGTTAACTAAGATCGATAAGGATGGGTGTGAACCCGTAAAAACATCTAAACAACTATTGACT